GATCGACGGGTTGTAGATCTTCTTGACGATGATCCCTTGCTCGTTGATCAGCTTGGTAACCGCTTGCTGCTGGCTCGGATCGATCTCAGCTTGAGTCACCTCACCATCAATTCCAATGATCCGCGCGATCCGACGGGTGTCGTAGATCTTGGGCACCAGATCGATGATCTGCCGCGTGATGTACCGAATCGCACGCGCCAGATTGTCGACGTAATGGAACGTCCCGGTGTTGCTCTGCTGCTGCCGCGCCAAGATCGCCCGGCCCGACCGCTCGTTCGAGCTTGCGCCCAAACTTGGGTCATACTGACCTGTGGTCGCTTTGAGGTCGTCAGAAGCGCCCATTTTGGCCTGTATGAGGCCCGTTTGCGCCATCGGAGGGGTAGACCTCTGCGGCAGCGGTAAAGGCGCTCCTTGGCCGTCTGTAGCGTCTGGATTGACCTCCAGATAGGGCCAGTTGTTGACGTTGGCCGTCTTCCACTGGTGTTCGTAGCCCTCAAACTGCCCGCCGTAGCCGATAAACGGTGCTTTCGGGGCCAGAGCCAGCATCTCAGCCTCTTGGCTGACCCAGTAGTTGTAGAGCCGCTGGGCGTCCTTGGCGTTCCGCACAAGACCCGAGATCTGCACCTCGCCGTCGACCTCGAACTCGTTACCGATCACTCGCACAACCGGGATGTACTGCCCAGGCCAGTCGCGCTCTTCCAACACCTCAAAACCGTTGGTTTTGAGCCATTTCACCTGCTTTCGGTCGACCTTGCGCTGCCGGATGGGGCGCAGCCCCATCTGACGCATCTGCTTGTCCTGCGGGTCGTCCTGAAAGAACACCTGACCGTTCGGGTACAGGTTCAGCGTTGCCGGTTTGTGCTCGTAGTAGAAGTACTCGGCGATGCGGATGGTCATCTCGCCCACCCACTGGCTGATGTCGGCGTCGCCGACACCTTGCGCCATGATAGAGGTCACCGGCGCGGCCTTTGGGTAGAGCCGGTGGTACTCTTCCTTGGTGATCTCGTCCGTGATGAAGCAGTACTCGGCGTCTGCCCCGCACGGATCTTGGATCATCGGGTCCATGTAGACCGAAAACGGGTTCCGGACCCGCCCGATCTTGATGTCTTGATCAAAGCTCGTCTCGTCGCAGTACTCGGTCAGCAGCCGGATGTAGCCCTCGCCGTGGATGACCTGGTTCTCGCACGCCGTGTCGTAGGCGACGTCTGCATCGCTGATGTACTCGATGTGACGCACGATGCCGTCCAAGACTTCAGCCATCTCGACGTCAGCCATGTCGTCCACCGGGATCACTTTGCCAGACGGCCTGTTTTGGCGCTGGTCGTTGGTGACCTGTTTGACGTGCTGCGGCAGCTTGTTGATGGTCAGGCAGGGGCGAGCGTTGATCGTCTGCCCTTGGGCCGTCCCGCGCGTTTTTAGCACGTCTGCGGGCCATTGCCAGTTGTTGTCAGGCGATCCGGCCATGAACCGCAGGTCGTCCAACTGGTCCTGTCGGCTGTCTGCGTATGCGGACATCGCCACCCGCAGGCGCGTCCGCATGGTGTCGAGAACGTCTTTCACTTTTTGCCTTTTTTGGCTTGGGCAGCGCGTTTGGTCGAGTACGCTATCGCCACCGCCTGTTTTTGCGGCTTTCCAGCCGCCATTTCAGTTTTCACGTTCTTCCGAAAGGCGGCAGGGCTGGCTGACTTGACGAGTGGCATGGCTGACTACCTCTTTTTCGCTGTTTTGGCCGACTCTTTAAAGTCCTTGGCCGTCGGCGCGCCTTTGGTGCCGGGTTTGCGCATTTTCTCGCCCGATCCGGCGGCTATGCGCTCGCGTTTGGCATGAATTGCTGCGTAAAGACCAGGTTTGGTTGCCATGTCAGCACTTCCATCGTTTGAGCGCCGCTTTGGCGCGTTCGCCGTCTTTGGCCTTGGCTGCTACCCCACCCATACGGGCGCAGAAGCTGGCCTTGCGGCCCTTGTCTGCTTCCGTTTTCGGGTTCGGCGCCGGTGCCTTCAGGTTGCTGCCGGTGGCTGCGTTGTATTTAGCCCGGCCTTTGGCCGTCAGCCCGGCACCTTCCTTGGTTGGCAGCTTCTCACCGCGCCCCACCGACAGACTGACGGACTTTTTTGCCATGTCGGTCAGGCTCCCATCCATCCGGCGGCTTGACTGACTCGGTCGGAGTACGCTACTTGGCGCTCCGGCTTGTAGGACGACTGACGGGACGCGACCGGGAACGCGAACGTACACGCCAGCGCGTCCGCTGCGTCCGGTGAGGCTAGTCCTCTTGCTTTCATGTCCTTCTTGCTCTCCAAGAAGATCGTCCCGGCCGAGTCCGGTTTGGTCTTGGGGCCGGTAAAGTCCGACTTCAACTGCCGATCGTTGGGGATGCTGCCAGTTTTCAACCAGTCCCGCATCGCGCCCCACAGTTCGGCGCGCTTGTTGCCCCACATGATCGGGTTCTTTGACTTCCAACCGAAGTTCACCCCACGCACCTTATACCGTTGTTCCGTCAGCCGGTCAAGTATGCCGTAGCCCAGCCCGCCCTCGTCGATGACCGTCAGCGTCGGCCTGTACTCCTCGATGGCGTCGATGACGTGCCCGACCGTCGTCATGGTGTCGTCGCCCCGGTACCGCTTGATGTGCAGCAGGTCGCGCCCTTGGCGCACCACGATCACGGTGCTGTCGGCGCCCGACCGCGCCGGGTCGATCCCGATCACGATCGGCGCGTCCGCGTCCTTGTACCGGGGTCGTTGGGCGGCCTCGTCCACCAGTTGCGGCGGGATAAACTGGTCGTCGCCCGCGCTCGGGAACTCACCATACACCTCGATGCGGGCCTGCGGGCTGTCGCTGCCGTACTCCGCGATGATCTGCTCGTATATCGCCTTGTCGGTGTCCTCGACGTCGCGGGCGTCGATGTGCTCCGAGTGCCAGAACTCCCGCTTGGAGTGGAAGCACTCGAAGAAGTAGCCTTGGTTGCGCCGAGGGTTGCTGAACGCCATCCAGAAGCGGTTTGGCGTGTTCTCTGTGAAGAAGCCTTGGGCCACGTCCCAGATCGGGTCTGGAATGCCTGACGCCTCGTCGAACACTAGGAACACCCCGTCTACGTTGTGCAGACCAGCGTAGGCGTCCGGGTTTTCCTCCGACCAGAGGCGCCCCTCGATCGACCAGAACCGCGTGCCCTTCTTCAGGTCGCGCTCCACGATCTCAGCCAGCCACTTGGCCGGGCTGACCCGCGTCGCGCTGATCTCGAACCAATGGCTGTTGATGAGGAGCGCCAGCCACTTGGTGATCTCCGACCAGGTGATCGAGCGGAGCTGCGCCTCGCTGTTGGCCGACACGATGGTGGTGGCACCGATGCGCGTGGACAGCATCCACAGCACGAGCCAACTGACGAGGGCCGACTTCCCGATACCGCGACCGGAGGCGACCGCGCTCCGGAACACCCTGTAGGCAGCGGCGTCGTTGTTGTTGCGGATGTGCTCTGCGATCTTGCGCAGCAGGCGGCGCTGCCACTGACGCGGGCCTTTGTGGTGCGCGAGCGGCGTGTTGGGCTGGCCCCAAGGAAACGCGAACAGAACAAACGCTTCAGGATCGTTCTTGAGCTTGGGGGACCAGAGGCGCGTCATAAGCGCCTGCTCGTCTGTCGCTGAGTAGATTGGTTGCTGCATCTACGGTTTCCATGTCGATGACGCGGCGCTCGGCCGCCTCAAGCGCGGATATTACGCTGATCTGCTGACTGACGTCGATCTGCACCTGCTGCTTGGCGACCCAGTCGTGTTGGAAGCGCAGGATGTCCAAGGCGACCTTGGTGTCGCCAGCGGCAGCCGCTGCGTACAAGATCATGCTTAGTTCGCGCTCGGCGTCGGCGCGCCCCTTCTGCTCGGCCATCTGCGCCAACGGGTCCATCTCGCACAGCCGCCGATACTCGACCGGCAACATCCCCGCCGCGTGCGCTAGGTTGTCTCCACGCAAGCCAAGCTTGGCGGCGTCATAAATCGCCTGCAAACGCGCCTCGGTCGCTTGCAGTTGGCGTGCAGTAAGGGGCAAAGTTTGGAACATGGTGCGAGTGTAGCAGGTGGCGCCGCGATTGTGTAGATAGTTGTGTAGCGGTGAGCGTAAAAAATTTTGCAAAAATTCTTGTGGCCCCTCCGTTTTTGACCCGTCGGCCCGCCGGCCCTACCCGGGGGGCGTCGCGGCCGCTGGCCGCGTGGCCTCGAGCTGGTGGGCATCGCGCCTATCGGCCCGGCCGAATTGATAGGCGCACGCTATCGACTATCGGATCGTCGCGCCAGATAGCTGGAACCTATCGCGCCCAGGGCGCGCCCAGGGCGCGCGCGATGGGTCAAATACCCTTGCCCCGAACAGTCGCCGTCATACACATGACGCGCGGGCGGGCGCCTGTACGTCATGGGCAGGATGGGCAGGCGGGCAGGATTACCCATCCTGCCCCGGTAGCTGATGGGCATGATGGGCACGCCCATCAGGGGTCGAGGGCACGCGGTGAGGGGTGAGGGGCAGTCGGCGCGCGGGGCGGGGCAGTCGGCGCGCGCGATGGGTCAAAGGGGTCAAATATCCCGGCAGAAAAAATCGCTGCTATACATACACATGTTACGTTATAACATAACATTTAGAAGTCTAAAGGTTGATAGGTAGAAGATACCCATCTAACCCTATAGCTCGGCGCCGGAGCGGAGCGGCGCCGCCCCATACCCGCGCCATCCGCCTATCCCGTGACGATGGGCGATATGGGCACGCCCATCGGCAGAGCGGTTCAATGGGCGTTATGGGCACGCCCATCACACGTGCAACAAAATAGTTTGCACGCTCGCGAATAGTCTGATATCGTTCCGATCGCTGTAACACACTTTGGAGCACAACATGGACCGCGAATCACACTTTGTTACCTTGTTCCACAACGTCAAGCATGCCTTTGCTGTCGTCGAAATCGTCAACAACGACAATCGCGCGGACGAGCATCCGCTCGATCGCGTGTTCACGCTTGACGGCGACGGCGACGCTTACGCTGACATCGCATACGACTATGCCCGTTCGATCGCCGTGAAATTCGGTCTCGGCATGGACACGGCTTAACCCCTTCAATCATCCGGAGCACTAATCATGCGCATCATCCTGATCCTCACCGCTCTGTCCCTCGTCTTGATCGGCGCCTGCGGTCTCGCGATCGATCGACCGCTTGTCGCTGTTCACGCGGCGATGCTGACGGTTTTCCCTCTCGCTATCGCCGTGATCGGCATTCGCAAGTAAACCCACGGCGCGCCTACGGGCGCGCCACTACCAGGAGCACACAGTCATGACACCCGCACAATTCAATCTCGCTCAGATCAAGTGGGCTAACGCTCTGCTAGCCCAGCCCGCCTACGTCATGCCGAATGGCCGCTCATCGCATGACGTTGCGTACGAAGTGAAAGCCACGGCGCTCGATCGGATGCTTGACGAAAACACCCTGACCGCATACGGTCAGTGGCGTTAACCCTCGAGGCGCGCCTGCCCTCGAGGCGCGCCACTACCAGGAGCACACCATGCGTGGATTCATCTTTTATCAAGGCCCGTCCATGTTGGACGGGGCGCCGATTGTCGGTATCGCGACGCTGCACAGCGACAATGGTAAGACGGGCGACATGGTCCAGACCTATATCCTACGGTCCGACATGACGCCCCTGACGGCGCTCGCGTCAGGCGCCGACGTCGCGATCTGCGGTACTTGTCCGCATCGCCCCAAAACCATTCGTGAGCGCGATCGCAAAACCGGCCGGTTCACGTCGCGCCGTGTCCGGACGTGTTACGTCGACGTCGGTAAGTCCGTCCAACAAGTCTTCAATGCTTTCGCGCGCGGTTCATACCCTACCCTTGAACCCGTGGACGGCGCCCAATATCTCGCCGGTCGCATGGTCAGACTTGGCGCGTACGGCGATCCGGCCGCGATACCGGCGCACGTCTGGATTGCCCTTTTGGCCGATGCCAAAGGTCACACTGGATACACCCATCAGTGGCGTAAACCGCTCGCGGCCGACTTGGCGCCGATCGTCATGGCGTCCGCCGACTCGGCACGCGATCGCGATCAGGCGCGCGCCAAAGGCTGGCGCACTTTCACGGTCGTCAAGCAAGGCGCGCCACTGGCCGCGCGCGAGTTCGCGTGTCCGGCCAGCCCGGAAGGCGGTGACCGCAAACAGTGTATCGATTGCGGAGCGTGCGACGGCGCAACGCGCGCCGGCCAGGCTAGCGTTGCGATCGTGGTTCACGGCAACGGCGCGAAGTACTTTTAAACCCTCATGGCGCGCCTACGGGCGCGCCTACTCTCGGAGTTCACCATGCCCGTATTGTCTGACTCAATCCTTGCGGTAATTCTGCCGTCAGGAAATCGCGCGGTTTATTCGGTTCCGCCCAATCACGTCAACGATCGGCCGGGCACTACGCTCGCGGAGCGTGCGCGCGACTACGGCACGCTGCTCGCGACTCGGTTTGGCGCTGACTGGTACCGGCCGACCGCGGCCGGCATGAAGTTGATTGACGATAACCGCACTATCACGCTGCTAGAGCGTGCGACGGAGGCCTGATCCATGGCAAAAGAAATGACCGCACGCTTCCCCGGTGTCTGCTACCGGACCGGCCGCGAGATTCGGCCAGGCGACCGTATCATGTTCCACGGCCGCGGACGGTCCGTGCTGCTGTCCCGCAGCTCAACCCACAACCCCGCGCCAGTGTCCGACACCTACACTTTCGGCGATCGGACGTTCTACCGCAACGTCAACGGCCGCTGCGAAGACGCGCCGTGTTGCGGATGCTGCACAATTTGATACACTACAGACTTTCAAACAAGGAAACGACCATGGACACAATTTTCACTGCGCACGACGCGGCCGCGAATCTCTCGGTACGCGTCGCGGCCGATTGGCCGTCCGGCCGGTTTATCGTCACTTTCCGCGACGAGGACGCGGACGCGACGATCGAGCATCGCACCTATTCAAACCCCGACGCGGCCCTGCACTACGCTCGCAAACTGATCGGAGCATAAGACTATGGGAAACCGTGACATCGTGGAAAGCGCGATCGACGAGGGTACGGGCGTGCTCACCACGCCCGCGCGCCTTGAGGCGGACCCCGACTATGATCATTTCCTGCTCGTCGAATGCGACGACTACAGCGACGAACCGGACGGCTCTCGCTGGTATTGGGGCACTACCGCACGCGGTGAGCCGTGGTCGGTCATCGTCGCAGGGGATAAACAATGATCCGCTTTTGTCTCGGGCTAATGCTCGCCATGGGCGCCGTCGACGCGCCCCATGACGCGCCCCTAACCCTCATCATCATCCAAGCCATCGTTGGCCTCATCATCGCCGCCTTTGGCGCCCGCAAACTGGCGCGCCAATAATCGATCAGGGTACGGCCGTGAGCGCGCGTGCGCTCACGGACGCGTCTTGCGTCATCATCCAATGAGGTCCAGTACCATGCCTGCACTCACGCTCACGCGCGGCACGATCCGCGCCCTGCTCACGATCGCGCCCACTACGGACGTGCGCTATTACCTGATCGGCGCCCGCGTCAAGACTGACGCGCGCGGCACGATCGTTGAAGCCACCGACGGGCACGCGATGCTTCGCGTCCGCGTCGACGCGGCGCCCGCGCCCATGACGTCCACCATCATCCCGCGCGCCCTGCTCGAGGGCGCCGCCGGCAAGGGCCGCAAAACCCTGCTTGATGCCGTCCAGGTCGACATTCAGTCGGACGGCACGATAACCCTTACTGAACCGGACGGGACCGTGCGGACCGGGAAAGCGATCGACGGCACCTATCCCGACACGGACCGAGTGACGCCGCTCCCCTCAATCACCCCGATCGAACCCGCCCAATTCAACCCGGCACTTCTGGCGCGCGTCCACGCGGCCCTTCAGCTCATGGGCGCCGACGAGGGTGATATCCAAATGCGTCAACACGGCACCAAGCCGTCCCTTGTGACCGCCGCCGCCGTCCCGGACGCGCTCGCCATCATCATGCCGTGGCGCCAGCCGGACGCTACCCTGCCGTCATGGGCCACACTGACCGAGACAGGGGCCGCACGATGAAGCCGGGCGACCGCGTCAAGTTTGCAGCACGCTGGTTGCGCTCCGTCGGGCTGTTCACCGGCCCGATGCCGTTCGCCGTCGGCACAATCGAGTCGATCGACGGCCGCATCGCGCGCGTCAATTGGGGCGCCGACGGCCTGCCGGCCGCCGTGCTGATCGTTAACCTCACCGCGGCCGACCGGCCGGAATTGGACTGACCATGCCCACAATCGACGCCCGCACGCTCGCGACCGCCCTCGCCGTGCTCGAATGGACCCGGACGATACCGCCCAGTGCCCAGCACCAGCCCCCGCTCGACTACAGCACCATCCTCGACGCGCGCCTGTCGCTCAAGTACGCGCTCGAATCCCTGAAGTTCGAGGTCCAAAAATGATAGCGGCCGCGCTACTTGCTTTGCTGGCGACCATTATCGCGGTTATACTGCGCCTGTAGGTCTCTGGTCTCTCCTCCTCAGTGGCCCTTGCACTGTTCGCCCGCCCGACGCAAGTCTGGCGGGCATTTTCTTTTACACCGCGCGCAGCGCCGCGCCGCCGGCGCCCGACTTGGCCCTCTCGCAAAGCCGCCGCACCTCGGACCGATTCTCGCCTAGTCGCTCCCAGACGTCCGGTGCGCACATGACGTGCGCCTTCGTCTGATGTTCGACTGTCTTGACCCGCCCAAGATCCAGCCAGCCGGCATCCCTGAACGCCCTAAACAACGCCCAAACGGAACAGCGCGCGCCGACGGGCATGTGCCCCGCCAGACGGTCGCAAAGCTGCGGCCATGGCCCCTGCGCCGCCCCTAACGCAAACTCGCCGCGCCGTTCCGTCATCATCTCGATCAAGGTCGCCTCGACGGGCGACAGCGCCGCCTGCGTCATGATCGCCTTCGCTTCCGTTGTCATCGGCGCCGCGCCAGGCGAGAACCGCGAGACGTCCCGCGCGCGCAGCCACCCGGCGATCGCGTCAAACCCGCCCCGGTCCCGGTACCAGTCCCAAAGCCGCGTTGCGTCACGGTCGGCCATTCGCTCCGCGTCAGACCAGACCACAAACCAGCGCCGATCGTCGCCGGTCAGCACAATCGGCACGCGCTCATTCGAGAATGCCACGACCGCTAGCCGGTTCAAAATGTCGACCGGATGCAATCCTTTCCTGTTCACGCTCAACGTCTCAGGGGGCGCCGCCAGCATCGGCTTGAGCCTGTTCTCGAGCGCGCGCCGGTCGGCCGCCTCGACCTGCCGCAATTCATTGATGACCATGACTTCCGACATCAACGCGTAACCCCACTGCGACGTCAATTCCTCGTTTTTTACGATCGCGACGTTCGCTTTACCGGCGCCGCCGATCGCGTACAGGAAGGGCGCCCAGAGCGTATCCTTGCCGCTGCCCGGTATGCCGCCATGTAGAACGCCGTGATTGACCTTGATCGCAGGAAACTGAACCTTAAAGGCCATCCAATCCAAGACGTGCTCACGCTCGACCGCGTCCGGGATCATCCGCTCCGCATGCGCGAGCCAGGCCGACACGTCGCCGCTCGACCCGGCCGGCCGGCCGTCGCGCCAGAGGTTCGCGAACACGTCGCCGGCCCGTGACACGAGCACGCCCTCACCCGCCGCGTAGGTCACGCCCTGTAGCACTCTCGCGCCCATGGCCTGACGGTGCTCGTCGAACGATACGCTCGCCTCAATCCGGCGCGGCTTGCCGCCCGGATTCGCGTGGATCGATCGACAGTCGACGTGCCTAAAAATGGCATTGAAGTTGGCGCGGCTATACTCTTTCCGCTCCACCAAGTCGAAATAGCCGTCATCCGCGTGCAAGTACGCGAACCGCTTGAACCAACCCGCCTTCTCGACCCGCCCGGCCTCGCGCCGGTCGGCCTCGGCGACGACCGCCGCCGCGTCGTCCGGGTAAGCCTCGGTCGGCGCGACACGCTCGAGCGCCGCCGCCATCTGCGCCTGTACAAGCTCATCGCGCAGTCCGTAGCCGACCTTCGGCCCGCCCTGCTCGGCCACCCAGTCGAGAAAGCGCACACTGTCCCAGCCGGCGCAGTGCCCGTGCAGGCACTTGAACGCGCGGCTGGCGGGGAAATACCGGCCCTCGGGGTCATCGTTCGAGTGCTCGTCCGCGTTAGGGCAGACGATGCCCGCCCAGCCGGCACTGTTCGGCCGCTCAAGCAGCCAGCCCTTCGCGGCCAGCCAGCCCAGCACCTCATCGTCGGCGCCGTCGTCGACGATCGTGCTGACCACGTCAGCAGACGGGGCGCCCGGCGTGACGCCCAGCGCCGCGCAGACCTCGGCGAGCGAGTACTCGCGCTCGGGCGCGAACTCGACCAAGCGCGACTCGAACCCGTCGCGGCCAGGCTTCAGGTTGACGCTGCCCGGCAGCCGGAAGTTGCGCACCGCGTTCGTCGCGCCCTCGTCCGTCCAGCCGGCCGCGGCCATCGCCGCCACGGCGGCCGCGAACTCGGCCTTGGTCGGCTGATCGTCGAACCTGAACGCGTAGCCCCACTGTTCATTACCCGGCGAGGTCTCCATGCGCCAAGTCGGCGCAAGCGGCGGCTGCTTCAGCACCTTCGTGCCGATGTCGTCCAGCATGAGCACCAAGACGTGCTCGATGTTGTCGCGGGTGAAGCTGAAGCGGTCCTTCAGCCGCTCCTCGATGAACGAACCAGTATTACCGTACCAGGCGCCGCCCGGTCGGTAGTCGCGCGGCAGCGTCGCGATGTAGCCGCGCCCCCGCTGGCGCACCAGCAGCGCCGTCTCGCCCTCGGCCGCAAGGCCCGCGAACCATTCGATGAAATCAGTCATTTTCCATACCTCGCCATCACTTTAGCCTCCACTGCCAACGGCAGCCCCTGTCTTGACCTCCTCTGGTCTGTCTGTCTCGATCACGATCTCGTCATGGACGTGGAGCACCACGTCGTTTAGCTGTCGCAGCGCATGGCGCAGGATGTCGTGCGCGGCGGCTTGCGTCAGATTTTCGTCGGCCAAACCGCGCCACAGGCGCGCCCGCGGCCATTCCTTCGCGTCAGCCGCCGGCTTCCAACTGGCCTTCGCATACGTTATCTCGTCACCCTCGATCCGGGCATACGGGTAGCACAAGATCCGGCCTGACGGCAGCGCGTACCACAGGTGCGTGCCGTCGTACATATAGGTCGCGCGGCCGGCCTCGTAGGCGGTCCCTTTGTGCCGCATCGCGGACCAGTAAGCCCGCTCGATGTCAGACCAGAACGCGGGCGCCCAAGGGTTCGCACGGCGCCAAGCGTCAACGATCCGTTGCGCCTGCGCCTCCTCGATCCGCACGCCGTAACCGCGACCCATCGCCGCGAACGCACCGACGCCGCCCCCGAACCCCAGCGCCAACTCCTGCACCTTGCCGATCTGGCGCTGGTCGTCGGTCACGTCCTCATACGCGACGCCGTAAGTGGCGGCGGCATTGACCTTGTACGGGTCCAGCCGCCGCCTGAACACGTCAAGCTTCGCCTCGCCGGTCGGCGACTTCGCAAGCCACGGGTTGACCCGGCCCTCGATCGCCGACCAATCGGCCACAACGAACGACTTGCCGGGGTCGGGTAGCAGCGTCGGCCGGAGCATCAGCTTCAGCACGTCGGTCACCCGCGTGCCGTGCGCCGGCGCAAGCGGCGCCCGCGCCATCATGCTGGCCCGGACCTTTAGTGGAGCTTTTGCGGCTTTTCGAGGGATGTTGTGGACCTGCGCGCCGTAGCTTGATGCACGTCCTGTAGCTGCTCCACCAGCGAAGACAAATGCGCCTCTAACTCTCTGGTCCTCCGGATCAGCCAAGGCAGCGAGCTTTGCATACTTCGCGACCGCAGAAGCCCAGAGGTCGTCCGTGCACTGGATGACCTCGGCAACAATGGGCGGTACCTCATCATCATCTCCAAACGCGAGCAGATTCGCCCGCACTGATTTGTCAAGGGAATCGCGGTCCTTGCTGACCGCGAGCTTGCGCGCCCTCGGCCCCAGCCGCTCCAGCACCCACTGGCGCAGCACGGGCGAGCGCACCGTGCGCACCGCGCCGTCGGTCAGTTCGCGCACCCGCGCCGTGATGTCGATACTCTCCTGCGCCGCGTAAGCAAGCGCCGCATGGCAGAGCGCGACGTCCACCCGCACGCCGCGATCGTTGATCCGCTCATTGACGTGGTAGTCCGCAAGCTCATCAGCCGACAACGGCCGCAAGCCCTGACTGATCGCCCGCATCGCCCGCACGTCCTGCGCGCAGTATTCAAACAGATCGGCCAGATCTTGCTCGGTATGCTTGAAGGGCGGCACGCAGCACTTCCTGACCAGCGCAGCCCCGCGATGGTCCTTCTTCATGCTGGCACCCGAGAACCGACCGACGTCCTCAAGCGAGCCAGGCGCACAATTGGCGCGCGCCTGCGCGGCGGTGCAGTAGAACTGCTCCAGACGCGGCTCGGGCAGATCGTAGTCGGGGCAGAGCACATACCAGAAGATCAGACGCTCGAACGCAGCGTTGTGGGCGGCGATGGTGTCCAGATTCTGGATGCCATCCCGCACGGCCTGCGGGAACGGCTGGTCGGGCGTCCAGACCTGCACGTCCTCGTCGTCGACCGCCCAAGCCATGCAGAGCACCTGCGTCGAGGGGTCTTGAGCGTAAGTGTAGGCGCCCCGTGCGATCAGGTCGCACTCGGAGCGCGTCTCGAAATCAAGCCACAGCACGGAGTCTCTCCTCGATCTTGGCCGTCCACGCCTTCGCCTCGCGCCAGTCGTTGCCGTTGCGGCCGTTGATCCGCGCGTGAAACGACCACGCCATTGAGTCAGCCGTATGCAGCGCGGACCGGACCGGCAGGTGCGAGAGCGCCGTCGTCTTCAGACCAAACCCGTGCAGTCGTAAATCAGGCCGCGCGCGCTTGATCGTCGACAGAACGTTCTCGACGTCGATCGGCTTGCCGTTGCGCTTGCAGACTGACCCGACGCCGACCCACGCGCCCTCGGCCAGCCGCGCGCCGTAGCGGTCAAAGTGCCGCAGGTAGTCGTCGCAAGCGTAGCCCTGCAACACCGGCATGATGTAGACGGCGCCGTGGTCGGCGTCCAGCAGCGCGTCGTATCGCTCGACGGTGAGCTGCTGGTGCGTGTCGACCGACAGGCCAGTCTTCTCAACGATGAACGGCTCGCACATCCAATCCTGCGCGACCGCCGCCAGCAGGTTGCCATTGTCGGCCCAGCGCCGGATCTCGGACGCATACTCAGCGACGTCATGCCGGTATCGGCCGTGCGTGCTGATCTCGGTGAAGGCGCCGCTATCCATGATCCAGTCCTGCACTTGGAAGGCGCTCTTGCGCGGGCGCAAACGATTAACGCTGATGAACGCAGCATCGAAATGCTTGGCGTCCGACGGTTGGTGTAGGCCAGTAAAGAATCTCATCGGTTCGTCCAGATGGCAACGGGGGCCGAAGCCCCCGTTACCTCACTGCTTAACGATCAGGCCGTGCGACGCTGACGCCGACGCGGCTCCTCACCACCGGCCTCGGGGGCGTCCGAGGATTGGACACCCTCGCCGTCCATCGTCAGCCAGTCGACGATCTCGAACACGGGCGTGAAGACCCGGCCATACGACTTGTGCTGGTAGTGGTCGTTCTTCAACTCAACCACCGCCACCGGCCGCGACTGGTCCTTCATCACCTGATTGGCGATCGCCGTGCCGAGCGTCTGCACCGCACGCTTACCGCCGACTGAGGTCGCGCTGAACCGCGCTTCCATGCCGGCGTCATCACCATCAAGCGCCTTCAGGCAGAAGCCGAACTGCTGCTCCCAGCCCCGCTCCGCGCCTGCGGGCGGCACGCCGACCTCGGGCAGCGGCTCGGTCAACGGCGCCATGTGCTCGCCAAGCACCTCACCCTTGCCCCACGCGATGAAGCCGTGGACGAACGAGAACGGGTTCACCGCCCAGCGCGTGCCCTTCTCGACCTCGGTCTGGTCAGCGCCGAACACCCAGTGCCCGGTCTTGTCCATCTTGAGGATCACCATCGTTGACGGCGTCGCCTGCTCAAGCTTCTTGAGCGACTCCGCGACTGCGGTGACGGGAAGGTTGGCGTTCGAGAAAATTGCGATATTGGACATGACAGTACCTTTCACGAGATTTTAGAAAGGGCAGCGGTCATCTGCTGCCCGAGAAGCACCTTCGCGGGCCGGGGATCGCTCTCCGGTGCGATGGTGTCGCCAGAACTGACAGAAGTCACGGCATCAGCCGGCAGGGCGATCTTGTGTTTTTTAAGCACCTTCTCAACCTGCGCGACCGACTTCATCTCCATCAGTTCAGACTCAGGGGCGCCGGCGGCGACGAGCGCCGCCCAGGCGTCGGATTCATTGGACCACTTTCGCATCGCACGCTTGGGGACAAGCTTCCAGCCCGGCACCGGCAGGCCAGCCTCAAGCTTCTGCTGCACCAACCCGCGCGCAGCAGCGGTGAACGACTCCAGCATATCAGCAAGTTCGAGTGCGCGGCCGAGGTCAGCGTCCGACAGGTCTTGAAGCTTCTGCACGACGAGACGACGGACCGCATCGGTCTGTTGCGGACAAATGGCTTTCGCCGGACAAAAGCGGCAATGCGAGCCGACCGTAAGAGGCGGGTTCTCAAGCTCAGCCAGCCGCAGCGCGTGGCGCAGGTCAGCCTCGAAGTCCATCAGTCGGCTGATGTCGGTGCGCCAGCGGCGCACCTGTGGCGGCTGAACGATGATCAGTTCAACCGTGGCAGCGTCACGTAGCGCCCAGTGGTTCGAGCGCAGCGCGGCGAGCGCATAGAACATCAGTTGCGGGTTGTTCTCGGCCTCGACGATGACGCCGTCGCCGAACTTCCAGTCCACCACATAAGCGTGGTTGCGCGATTTGGCGATGAAGTCGACCGTGCCGAAGGCGCCCGGCACCTCGTCCCAGCGGACGATCGTCTCGCAGTCGTACTCCAGCGTGCCAGGCCGCTCGGCCTCAAGCGCGTCGACGAAGTCAAGCGCGAAGCGAATCTTGTCCTCCTCCTCGGTGGTGTAGTCGGACCACTTGAGGTCGCCCTCAAGGATCTGACGCTCGATGGCGTCGTGGAGACGGGTGCCCTGCGCCATGTAGGCGTTCTCCAGTTGCGGCGGCGCCTTCTGGACAAGCTGCACGCTACCAGGGCAGGCGATGACGCGGCCGGCGGTCGAGCCGCCGACGACAGATGAGTGTGCGCTCATGGGTTCCTCTCGTTCACGATGCCGTTGACGCCGCGCGGCCAGAGCATCTCGGGCTGATACTGCGCGCCCTTCACCAGCAGCTCCTGTGCGCTGTAGCGGTCGAAGTTGCTGCGGCCGTAGCCGGGGGCGACGTAGACGTCACCGTTCCGGTAGTGGGGCAGGTAGGGCACGCCGTTCAGGACGAGCGCATGGCTCGGGACGCGCTCGGCGGGGAGATTAGAGCCTAGAAGACGGGACATTACTGTTCCTTGGTTGACGTTAGGAGGCTCAATCGTATAGGATGCGAAAAAAGTTTGCAAGCCCTAAACTTTAAAACTTTCGGGAGATCAAAAATTTTGGAACGCGATATTGAGGCATATCTTGTGAAGCGGGTGAAGGCGTTGGGCGGGCACGCCTACAAGTTCGTCTCGCCGAGCAACCGGGGGGTGGCTGACCGACTGGTCGTGCTGCCGGGGGTCGTGTGGTTCGTTGAGGTCAAGGCCGAGGGCGGGCGCCTGTCGCCGCTCCAGACGCTCTTCATCGAGCAGATGAAACGGCTTGACCAGAACGTGATCGTAGTCTGGAACAAGGAGGATGTCGACAGATGGATATCAAGTCTATGAGAGTGCTGGTCGCGTGCGAGTACAGCGGGACGGTTCGCGATGCGTTCCGGCGCGCCGGGCACGACGCGATGTCCTGCGACCTGCTGCCGACTGAGGCGCCCGGCCCGCACTACCAAGGCGACGTGCGCGACGTGCTGGACGACGGCTGGGATCTGATGGTGGCGCACCCGCCCTGCACCTACCTGTCGGTCAGCGGGATGCACTGGACGACGCGCGGGCTGCGCGACCCGCAACTGACCGAGGACGCGCTGACGTTTGTGCGTCTGTTGATGGACGCGCCGATTGCGCGCATCGCCATCGAGAACCCGGTTAGTGTCATCAGCAGCCGCATCCGCAGACCTGACCAGATCGTGCAGCCGTGGATGTTTGGACATGACGCCAGCAAGAAGACCTGTTTGTGGCTGAAGGGGTTGCCGCGACTGGTGCCGACGGCGGTCGTCGCGCCAGCGCATTGGCAGCGCGTTGTCTACGCACACGAACTGCCTGAATGCCCGTGCTGCGGAGAGCCGTTCTGCACGACGCACGACGAGCATTATTCAGACTGCATCTGTGTTGGCCCTCACGAGGAAGACGTGACGATCAAGACAATTGACGGCGTCGACTTTGGCACACGCGCATCACCGCCCGCGCGCCCGTTGTGGGGCAACCAGACACCAAGCGGCCAGAACAAACTTGGCCCGAGCGCGGACAGGTGGAAGATCCGCAGCGCCACATACCAAGGCATCGCCGACGCGATGGCTGATCAGTGGGGACGCCCATGAAGCTGCGACCGTATCAAGAAGAGGCGGCTGACTTCCTGTACGCCAACGACCGCGCCATGATGCTGGCGCCGGTCGGGGCCGGCAAGACCGCGACCACGCTCACGGCGATGGCCGATATGCTGGAGGTCGGGCACGCCCGCCGCTTCCTTGTGCTCGCGCCCAAGCGGGTCGCCGAGCACGTCTGGCCGGTCGAGGCGCGGAAGTGGGCGCCGGGGCTGGAGGTCTCAGTCTGCATCGGCTCACCCGCGCAGCGGGCACGGGCGCTCGCCTCCAGCGCGCCTGTGGTCGTGACCAACTACGACAACCTGATCTGGCTCGCCGAGCAGCAGCTCGACTTCGACGCGGTCGTGTTCGACGAACTGACCCGGCTGAAGAACCCGTCCGGCAAACGCTTCAAGGCGTTCGCGAAAGTCATCGACCCCATCAAGATCCGCTGGGGGCTGACCGGCTCGTTCACGTCCAACGGCCTCGAAGACGTCTTCGGCCAGTGCAAGATCGTCGACCAGCAGATGCTTGGCCGCAGCAAGGGCGCGTTCCTTCAGCAGTACTTCCACTGCCTGAACCGCGAGTACGGCCAGTGGACGCCGCTGCCTGGCTCGCTGGAGCGCGTCATGGCGCGCATCAAACCGTGGACCTACGTCCTAGAGCCGGTCGAGTACAAGGACACGCTCCCGCCGCTCCACACGGTCGAGGTGCCGCTCGTCATGCCGATGCAGGTCTATCTCGACATGAAGCGCAAGTGCGTGATCGAGATGCGCGACACGGTCGTCAGCGCCGCCACCGCTGCCGCGGTGACGTCCAAGCTCCAGCAGATCGCGGCCGGGTTCGCGTACTCCAACTACGGCGACGTCCTGCCGATCTCGGATCACAAGCTCGACGCGCTCGACAGCATCTTCACCGAGAACCACAAGGCGCCGACGCTTGTCTGGTATCAGTTCAAGGCGCAGTTGGCGGCGCTCAAGGCACGCTTCCCGCGCTGCGAGGAGCTTGTCAACAGCGACACGATCGACCGCTGGAACGCCGGCCAGATCCAGATGCTGGCCGTCCACCCGGCGTCTGCCGGGCACGGCCTCAACCTGCAAGGCCAGTCCCGCATGGTGTGGCTGTCGCTGCCGTGGTCGCTTGAGCTGTACGAACAGGCGATCGGGCGGCTACACCGCAGCGGCCAGCGGCACGCGGTCTGGAACTATGTCTTGTTGACAGAGAAAACTGTAGATGAAACAATCTTTACTGCGCTACAAAACAAGCGCAGCGTGTCTGACATTGCTATGGAGTGTTTGAAATGACGTTGACGGAGCAGTTGAAGTTGGCGCAGTCTGAGTTGACCATTCGGCAGCGGGAGTTCAACACCGCCCAGCGTCATCTCAATCGGGTCTTGGCCCAAATCACCTACTTGGAGAAGCGAATTGAACTGGCGAGAAATGCAAAAGCGACTGACCACCCTGACGGAGAGTGAACTATGCGACTTGATCGACCAAGAACTGGCGTCGCCGGCGCCGCGCCCTACGATCGCACTGCGGCTGCACCAGCGGCTCTGTACGGTCCGCTCGACCCGCGAGCGGCTGGATCTGATCCAGAGGCTGACCCGTACCGTCTAGCGGTGCAGACGGACGTCCAACGAACCTGGCGCAAGTACGGCTGGGTGCCCCCTTCAGAACTGACGGAGTATCAAGAGAAATGGACAAGCTTCAAGTTGTCGACTATAGCGGGCCTTATCTCGAACTGAAGCGCCTGACCGACCAGGTTTGGCAAGCCGTGCTGGAGCAACGGTTCGATGAAGCGCGGGCGATGTGTGACTCGGCGGTCGTCGAGGCGCGGATCCTGAAGGCGCAGATTGGAGCGCAGCATGGACCGCGCGAAGGTTGACCCGGACTACTTCTGGCAGTCGATCGAGACCTGCCCCACGGGCGAGCGGGTGCAACTGCTTAACCGTGCGGGCATCGCCTCGACCGGCAAGATGGCCGGCAACAAGGACGGCTGGTGGGTCGGCTGGGCGCCGCTGCCCAAGATCCCGCCAGCCATCAAAGAACTATTGGAGTGAGAGATGAATAAACCAACAGGTGGACCGGCGTTCCCGACGGGGACGGCATATCAAGGCATGACGCTTAGGGACTACTTTGCGGCCAAGGCGATGCAAGCTTACCTAACCGCCCCTGATACGGGTTGGGACTTTTACGAGATGTCCCGCGCTGCGTACGAGCAAGCAGACGCCATGTTGAAAGCAAGGGATGAGCGATGACCGACAACATCAAACCATTTATCAAAGCCACTACGCCCGACAACTCCGACGCGATTGCACTGCTTGAGCAATGGCTGGAGGATGCCAAGAACGGTGAGATCGTCACGGTCGGTCTGGTCGGCAAGCTGATCGGTGGCGAATGGCAGACAGCCATGAGCAGTTCCCAGAACAGCCTTGAGGACGCAGCCATGCTGATCGAACTCGGGATGCGGCGTCTGGGCTTTAAGCAGAGGTGAGAGATGAAACCCAAGTTCACGAGAATGATAGACGGCATCCCAACAATGACGGTCATGGAGCATGAAGCTATTGTCGGGCAGTTGGTGAAGATCCTTGAGCGGTTTCTTGTCCATGTTGATCCTGACTGCGGTGACCCGACTTGTCTGGATTGCGAGGTGTGGCGACCGGCATGGAGAGCGATGGAGGAGTTAACGAAATGAGCATTGAAGCGATGAAGTGCGAGCTCGGCAAGCGCGACTGGTCGCTCCTTGAAGCAACGCAGGAGTCGTTGCGAGAGCATATGGCAGAGATCAAGCGCCTCAAGCAGCGCCAATGGGTCGGACTGACGGATGAAGAAGTTGAGCAGCTCGCAGCACAAGTTTGGTTCGGTGGCGCGAGCGCAGGACATGAGCGATTTGCTAAGTTGATCGAAGCAAAACTTAAGGATAAAAACACATGACCAAAAGAGTAAGCGCAACAACCATCCCCCTGCTTATCAAGTCCCTGATCGACAAGCCGCAGACTGCTTTGGAACTTGTCGCCAGCACCGGCCTCGGCGCAGACGGCGTCCACAAGTTCATCGCAGCAATGAAAAAAGAAGGTCTGCTCCACGTCGTCCGCTGGGACTACAAGGTTACGCAGCCCGTCGCAGTGTACGCATTTGGCTACGGGAGCAACACCAACGAACGATGGAACGAGACGCAAAAGAAGTTGTTTGACCTCTTTGGTGACACGCCGGTCTCTTACGACAACGTGCAACTGTCCGAGAAGCTGAACCTCGGGCGCTCAACCATCAGGAAGGCAATGAATGAACTCGTCCGACACGGCTTCTTCGTCCAAAACCCCGGCAAAGCAACCGCGCCGGTCTCGTGGAGACGCAACCTCGATGTGGCCCTTCCCGACCGTGGAGCAGCTACGTCAAATGCAGGGTATAAGCCAGCCCCCGCTCCGCGACCGGCTCGACAAAGTTGGTTTTCGGCAATCGTGTGAGGAGGCGCCGTGGTAAAGACGCTCAACGACTACATCGAGATGACTCAGGAAGAAGAGGAAGCCTGGAAGATGAAAGCAAACGATATGCAAGTTGGCGGCACCCACTACAAGGACATGGGGGTGCAACCGTGGGACGTCATGGAGGCCGTGCTGACCCGCGAGGAGTTCATCGGGTTCCTCAAGGGGAATTGCATCAAGTACGCCATGCGGCAGGGGCGCAAGGACTCAGACGACGTCAACAAGTGCCTGCACTACGTCAAGAAGCTCAACGAAGTTTTAGGACGCGGCTAACATCTCGTGGGCGGTGCGCCTGACCTCCAGCACGCGCCGCCCCCAGCCCCGCCCGAACGTCTCCCAAGTCTTGAGTTCTTTCAGGAACGCCAAGCGCCGGTCGCAGTACCCGTCGATGACGTCGCGCGGGTTCATGGCATGGACGGCCCGCAGCGTGAGCGGCCCCAGCACGCCGTCTGACGTCGAGCCGACCGTCTCTTGCAGGAACTTGATCGCGCGGCCTGGCCCGCTGTTGACCGCGGTGTCGAACACACAGTAGTCGATCCCGACCGGCAGCGCGCCGCACTTGGCGCGGTCCCAGTACTTTTCACGATAGACCGGCGTCACGTCCGCGACGGTCAGCGCCCGGATGGCGTCGACGCTGACGCCGTGACCGACCCACCGCTCCCACGTCTCCTTAGTGACGCCCAAGTTAGTAGCGCCGCCCGGATCGTTGGGGTGCTCAACGAAGTTTCCTTCGTGCGCGAGGACGTGCTTCAGGCAGGCGTCAAACCTCATACGCGACGCTTGTCCCAGACCGACCAACCCAGCCCGCCCAGCGTGGCGATGGCGCCGACGATACCTTGCCAGGTCTCGCCGTCGATGCCCCACGCGACGGCAAAGCCGCCGCCAGCAGTCGTCAGGACGTGACGGATGATCGATGCAACGATAGCTGAGTTCATGTGCGACCTCTTACAGTTTAATCACAAGACTGATCAACATCAGGATGATAGCGCCGGCGCTGCCGACCAGTATATGCTCCAGCCGCTTGAGGCGAGCGTTGATGCCTTCGTAGCGCACCGCGCATACCTGTTCGTGACTCATCAACTTCGCCTCCACTTCGGAAATGTTGCCCATCATTCACCCTCGCGAAAATCCACAAACGGCTGCGCGGCCTGCGGCGCAACAATCGCGGTTTGGCGCCCAGCAGCCCCACTAAACATCGTCCGGCGCTCCTTGCGCGCCAAGGCAGCGTTAATCGCTTCCAACGCTTGGTCAGGTTTCTGATGCATCAAAACGGCCAGTTCGTTGGCGGCGCGGTTGTTGATGCGCTGACGCAAGTTTTGGCTGATGCGTAACGCCAGATTGACTTCTTGATTAAGGGTTGAATACCCGGCGATAGGCGACGTCTGCTCTGCTGCTTCCGAGGCCAGCCGTTGGGCGGCGGGGCGCGGGGCTGCAATTCCAAGCGCGGCCAGACCTTCGCCGCGTTGATAGCGGGCGATGTCGGCAGCGACCGACGCCAAGTCGGTCAGTTCTTCTTGCGTAAAGTTGCCCGTCAACTGCTGGACCTTTGGCACCACCCGCGCGTCTGGCATAGCGCGCACCAACGACGCGGACACTTTCTGCAATTCGCCTGTGCGCGCAACAATTGCCTCTAAATCTGCAAAGCCGTCTTTGCCCATGACCTGCTTGATGCTGGCACTGTTGTCAGCCAACAGCTTGACGGCACCGCCGACGTTCGGCTTATCGCCGGTCAAGAAGTTGTTGACGCGCGTCACAATAGCCGACTGCACCGCCTCTCGGCCGTCTGGCGACAGCCTTCGCAGCGCCTCGCTCATGTTGCGGGGATTGGACAGCAGCACTTGAACGACGTCTTGGGCCGTCTCACCACCAAAAGTTGTGCGCAAGGACTGAACATTTGCCAAGCCTTCATCCAGCCGCGCCGCTTCGGTTTGAATGCGCTCCAATCGCTGACGGATCGGCATCCCCGCGTCTTCAAGAACTTGAAGTTTTGGTGCGTTCTCTTCCAAAAACTTTGCCGCTGCGTCAGGCCGCAACCGCATGGTGCCGGGGTCAACAAGCTGTTTGCGGAACAAATCCTCAATGCCTGTCGTAAACGCTGCGCGCGCTTGCGGGTCGGCGCCGAACGTCGTCAAGAACTGACGGGTGTCGGTGGGATCTTTGAAGTACGCAGCGACCGTGTTTTCAGGGAGAATGCGCGTCTCACCAAACGCCGTATCTTTCAGCAGCCGCCCGGTCACGTTGTCTTTGAACGCAGGCGCAAACCGATTGCGATAGACGTCAAGCGCCTGTCCGTACAGCTCCTTGGCTTCATCTGACAAGTTGGGCGCGTTGTTGACGACGTTGTCAATCTGCCGATGCAACGCATACAGATCCGTGACCTGCGCAGGCGTCAATCCTGATTGGCTACGCTGCGCCATCGCAATGTCCGAGTTGATCGCTTTCCGCAGTGCGTCAAGCTCTTCCAGAGTCATCGTTGGGGGCGCCTCGCCGGTCACGACACGCTGCGGACGACCGCGCGTGCTGACGCGCGTCTCGACAACGGGGCGCGCCTCTAGCCTTCCCAGCACGCGCGCGACCGCAGGCATAGACTCAGGCGCAAACTCGGCCAACGGGCGCCCGAGGGCAGCGCGCGCCGCGTCAGCAATAGGCGTCACGTCAATGCGCGCGCCTTCAGCCGCATTGAATGCAGCCCTGTACGCAGGTTCGACATAGGAGGCGCGCGCCCGGCGTCGCAACTCGCTTGCACGCGCTTGGAGCACTTCACCAGGCGCTTCCCCCGCAGCAGCGGCAACATTAGGCGGCAGTTGTTGCGGCAGCGACTGAATCAGTGCGTTGAAGTTCTGTTCTTCAGCGGCCAACTGGCGTTGAAGGTTGTTGCGCACCTCGGACAACCGCGTTGCGTCGGCCGGCGACAGTCGCGTAATGTCTTGCGCAAGCTGCCCTTCAATCCGAGAAAGCTGCGCTTGCAGGTATCCCATGTTCTTGCTGATGGAATCCGCTTGGATCTGCGCCGCTTTAGGTGCAAGCCGAATTCGGTTCTGTAACGCGGCCAACTCAAGATTGTCGACGCCGCCCTCGACCGCTCGCTCCAGCACGGACGGCGTATATCCAGGCGTCGTCTTCATGCCCTGTGTGCGTATCAGCGCGTTCCGCAAGTCAGCGCCGCCCGCTTCCAGCAAGGCATTTTCTGCAAGCTGTTGCGGACTGGAAAGAGCCAAGTCTTTAAGGGTGCGACCGCCCCCTAAAGCAGCGCGGGCAATCGGCGCCAAGACCGCACCAAGCGGCCCCGCAAACACCGCATCTTCCGGGCTGAATGGCAACGTACCGGCAAGCCCGCCAATACCGCCGCCTGCCATGCGCAGACCGATGCCTCTGGCGCCCTCGACCGTTGCGGGGATCTCAAACCCGCCTGTTTTGACCGCCTGCCCGAGAGCCGGCGCGCCCTTTTCGATCAGGGCGCCGGCGCCTCGGATAATCGGCGCGCCCAACATCATTTCAGCGCCAAACTTGCCTGCTTGCCCGGCAAATGTTGTCGGATCGGCTTGGAATTCACGCTTCAGATACTCTTCGGTGGCAGCGCCGCGTTCTGGCAGCAGGCCGAGTTTTGACGCGCCACCCAACTGAAGCGGTGTCATCGCGGCTTGGACGGCTCCAGCGGCGATCGAGCGTTCCACTTGCTCCGGTACACCCAGCACCCCCAACAGACCCGTTGGCATCCGACGTTCTGCCGGCATGGCGTCGCCCAACTGACTGACGTCGTAGCCGCTGGCGCGCAACTGTTCAATCAGTTGCGCTTGCGTCGTCCCGACCGGCACATTTTCAATGACGGTGCCGTTAGGCAATCGAACCGGCCGAACGTCCATTATCGGGACCTCAAATCTTTGAAGTTAATTACATCTGGCAACGGTGTGGGTGCGTCTTTTTTAGGCGCGTACTGTTTCAATTCAGGCCGCTCAAAAATAGACTTGTTGCCTTGCTGCTCAAGCCACGCATCCTCGGCGCCCTTCATGGTGCCCTTGTCTTTGACCCACTTGCGGTAGAACTGATCTTGCTCAAGCGCCATGTTTGATTGCGCGCGGAACACAGCCAACACAAAACGATTAGCGGCTGGCGTATTGCCCAACTGCGCAAAGGTCTGCTCCATGCGCTGCGCGTCCTGGTTGGTTTGCACACCCTTTTGCTCAATTTGCCGCGCCAAAACTTGGTCCATCGCCGCTTTCAAGAACGTCTGCGCGTTGGTCGCAAATTTCTCTGCGTCTTTTACGCCAAGAGCGCCAAGCAAACCTGCGACGGTCGCTTTGACTTCAGTGCCAAAGCCTGTCTTAAATCCAGAGTCAGAGTCCAAAACGCGCTCAGCCGAGTCAACCGACACAAGTGTTTTGCGCGCTGCTTGCGCTGCCACACGCGCCCGATTTTCTTCTTCAACCAAGCTTCTGCGGCGAGCGCCTTCTTCAATATTTTCGCCAGTATTAACCTCTACCGTTGTTGTCGGCGCCTGCCCAAGCCGAGCGATTCGCTGGCTATACAACTCTCGATTCGGGCTGCCTAACGGCAGTGCGTCTCGCTCTGCAATCAATCTTGCCAGTTCAGTTTGTTGTGGCTGGGTCGGAAGCGTACCCTTCAGACGCGCGCGCTCTACATCTCTCTCAGCGATAATCTTGCCCACTCTAGCCGATTTTTCGCCGCGCTCGACATCCTCGGTGGCGATCTTGCGGATGTAGTCACCCCCGCCCGGAATCGCGTTCAACAGCGTGCTGAGTTGTTGTTTGCGAGTAGCGTCGTCGACAAACATCAAGTCACCCAAGAACTTGTCCAGTTCAGGGTCAGTCAGCTTTTGCTGTTGCAAGAACCGCACCGACCGGCCATACGACGGCAATGACGGGTCTTCAAACGATCCGTAAATGGCGCTCACAAATTTCTTGCGGCGCTCTTCGTCTTGCTGCTCCTGTGCTTTTTGCTGCTCCTGAAACGCTTTGTAGACCTCAAACCCGCGTCCAGGATCAGCCGCCACAAGCCGCTCAAGCGTGGGTTGCCCGCCGCGCAACGCTTGTACCAGCGCGTTGCCTCGCTCTTCTTCTAGCTGAAGCTTGCGGGCCTGCGCCTGACGCAAGGCGTTCGCCTCCTGCATCTGCTGAAGCTGCGCAACCTGCATGAGCATATTGCCTTGGTTCGGCAACTGGATCTGGGGCATCTGGAACCCCATCGCGATCTGCGGCATGATAGCCATAGCGGGGATCCTCAATATTCCACAGTGCTGTTGACACTAGAAAATGTGTTCGGATACAGCCGGTTCATCAGGTTCTGCATGAACTGGTTCTGCTGACCTTGCAAGTACAGATTCGTGCCCTGACCAAAAGCGTTCGCCAGCGCGTTCGCCGACCCGATCGTGCCGGCGGCCTGCGCGGCCCCTATTGCACCCATACCGGCCGCTTGCGCGCCGCCTAAGTTTGCCATCTGACCCGCGATGTTGGCGGTCGAGCCTGCGCCCGTGGCGGCGGTCTGCATGAGCGGCAGCAGGCGCGCGCTGCGCTCGCCCGCAAACTGACCGTACTCCATCGCACCCAGCCCGGCCCGAGCCGCACGGTCCGCTTGGAACCGCTGGAACGCGTTGCCGTACTCTTGAGACGCAAGGTTCTGGCCGTACCGCTGGAGCGCCTTGCCCGTGCCACCCGACATCAGCCCGCCTCGGGCGGCGGCGCTGCGCTCAAGCGCACGCAAGCCTTCCGACAGCCGGAACCCGTAGCCAGGGTCAGCCTCGAAGTTGAACTGCTCAGCCGCCAACTCAGCCGGCGACAGACCCGCCGTCGCCCGGTACTGTGACGGGTTGCGGATCTCTTCCATCAGCATGTTCTGGGCTTCAAGGCCGCCCTGCCGGAACGGCTCCTGCATCGCCAACTGGCGCTCGAACATCCGTTCCTGTGACGCGATCCCTTCGCGGGTCGCAGCGGCCTGCGTGGCGGCTGCTTTGCGGGCAGAGCGAGCGCCGAACAGACCGCCGAGGATCTGGCCGCCCACCAACATTGTTATCGGATCCATTACTTCACCCCTTCCAGCGCGGCTTTGATCGCGTCAGGCGTTTGAGCTGCATCGATTGCAGTCTGCATGGCGGCGTACTTGTCGCGGATCTTTTGGCGCTCGGCCTCGGCTTGCTGTGCGGATACGCCGGGGATCTGCTTGGCAATGATGTCGTCAAACGGCGCGAACTCCTTCTCGCGAGCCGCACGACGGCGATCGTGAGCGATCACCTTGGCTTTGTCAAGATCAACTTTGATCATTTTGCTCACTCCAATATCCATCCGGGTCACCGTACCCATCCGGCTCAAACGGCTCGGCTACCCAAGCGTTCCTGAACGTCCGGTCAGTAGGCACCGCACTATCCTCGACAAACTTGTACGGTACTCCCTGCGGTACATCTTTACGGGCGACCACCTCAATCGGCAGTTCGCCGGTAGGGATCAGGATGGCCACACCGCCGTCTGGTTTTGCGTAAATGACTTTCATGCTGATCACCTGAAGATTGCTGCGGAAACAACCGCAACGTCCGTCGCGGCGCCGGACCCGGACGACACGCGAATTTTTACGCTGCCCGCGACAACAGACGCGGAAGGCGTAAACGCCACGAACTCTTCGCCGGCGGCGTCGGTGTTGCCCGCTGAACAGACCACCGAATAGTTGGCATCCGGCATCGCGGTCGTAAAGTTGATCGTGTAGTCGCCCGTGCCGTTATCGAGCACACTGCTCACGTTACCGCTACCACGCACCCCAGTCATCGACGCCGGGCTGACGACCGCCGTACCATCAAAGTTGATCCACGCCCGACAGCCGTAGACGGTGGCGACCGAACCGTAGCCGTTGTTGTATTGGAACAAGCCTGCCCCAGAGATGCGCGCTCTCTCAGTGCTGGCAGTCGAAAAAATAAGGTTGGAACTTGCGTCGCCTAAAATGGAAGACCGGATGTTGCCGCCGTCCACCCAACGAATCACGTTGCCGGACGAAATTCTAATGACCCCGTCGACGTCTAGCTTGTCGTTGGGCGCGACGACGCCGATCCCCACGTTGCCGGCAGCGGTGACGTGGATCCGAGCCACGTCGTTCGTTAAAATTTGCAGAGGGGTGTTGGCAACACTTCCAATCTGCGTGATCGGCCCCGCAACGCTCTTGACCGTGAAGTCGTTACCACCCGTCGCGTTTCGCACCCGGAACGAGGCAGATGCAACATCGACGTCCAACGTGTGCGCCGGCGCGTTCGTACCTACACCTACACGATCAGTTGACGCGTCAACAAACAGCAGATTGGGGTTTGTATCGCCCTCAACGCGAAAGTCCTTGTCAGCACCCGCCTCATTGAACACGGCAGCGCCCGTAACGTTAACGTCGCCCGTCAGCGTCCAGTTGCCGGTCTGCACAACGTTGCCGGTCTGCGTGACGTTGCCGGTCTGCGCCATGTCGCCGTAGTGCGTAATGTCCACATCGTTCGACCCGCCAGCCTGGCCGATTGTCATGCTGGTGTCAGACGATCGCAGCACCGGCGTGCCATTGGCCGTCAGCCCGATCTGACCAATTGCCGCCAAGTACATTCCGGTCGTCGGGTCAGCCGCGAACGTGTACGGCGGGTTGGCGGCGCTCCCGCTGTTTGCCAGCAACTGAGACAGGTTCAGCGCGTTGCTGATGTTGTCCACCGTCCAGATCAGCGCGTCAGCGGACGTCTTCAACTCAAACTTGTAGGCGACCGCCGTCAACCAGACGTTCGCCTCGCCTCGGGAATCCAAAATGATCGGGTTGGTGTTGGGCGTGGCGCCGGTCGAGTCGGTGTAGGTCGCCAGCGGCGTGGTCGTCCCGGCCGCGTAGGTGTACAGTTTTCCACCCACCAGCGGATCGCCGTTGGCGTCAAAGAACTGAAGCTTGGGGACAGAGGACAAGAAGGCGCTCATAGCGACACCTCAAAAACGGTCAGAATGGCCGACGGAATCGCCGGACAAAATGCGGCCGCAGGCTCGGTAAGCAACTGCACGGATGTGTCGTCAACTGCCCACATCAACTCAAAGTAGCTGCCACCCTGCAAATCTAGCATGAAGTTCCACGACGCAACGGTCTCGTCGTTGTTGTCTTTGACACGCAGCCGGCTGGCTGAGTCTGGCACGTCGATGCCGTTGATACGCGGCCAAACATACAGCAGGGCTGAACCACCGGATGTCTTGTCAACCTGCAACGAAAACTCGAAGTCGTAGGTCGACGTATCAGGGACATAAATTCGCGAAGTAGGCTGCCCAATCCCGATCCCAAACGACGTAGCCGTGTTGTTGAACGTCACGGCGTACCCCGTGTTGGTAGCCGCCGCAGTCTGCGTTGTGGTGTCGAAGAACGACCCGTGGCGGGGCTTGCGGTTGAAGAACCGATACCACTCGCGCCGCATCAGCCCCTGCTCAGTCTCGACCAGCGGCACCCGCTGCGCGGGGATGCGGAACGGTTGCGGGTTAGGCATTGGTTCCGCTCGCGCGCAGCTCAGCGCCCATGATCGCGATTTTCACCGGATCTGTACCGCTCAGTTCGTACACCCGATCCCGCAGGCGCTCGGTCATCCCCAGCCGCCGCCAGATCACCCGGCGCCCGGTCTCGCCGATCTTGCCCATCGACCGCCAGTGCTCGTTTGACCAGATGTGCCCGCCATCGTCTGACCACCGCAGCATGACCTGGGGGTCGCTACCCTGGCCCGTTACCAGTCCGACACCCGACTCGCAGTCCAGTTGCAGCGCGTGCTGCGCCGTGCGGTTCAGGTTGTTCTGGCCGGTCTGAAGCGCCCGCCACGACCGCAGCCAACGCTGCACGTCGCCGTCATCCTTGTAGGTGCCCAAGTCAAGCTCGTAAAGCTTGCCGTTGATGTAGTCACCGACGATGATCTTGCCGTTGAAGGACGCCATGCAGTTGGCGCGATGCCGCGTAAACTCAGACGCAATCCATCCGGCCCGCTCATGCCACAAGCCAGTCGCCAAGTCGTAGACCCAAGTCTTGTTGGCGCTCGGGAAGGTCAGCACATAGAACGGGTGCCCGTCCTGCTGGTACACCATGCTGATCGCATCTTCGATCGTGTCATAGCTTTGGATGGCGGTCTCGACCGCGTGCGTGCTGATCCGCTCGCCGATGTAGCCGTTCGACCGATAGACGATCCCTTGGCCCTCTTGGTTGCGGCCCAGCCAGAACACCACGTTCGACAACTTGGCGGTCGAATACTGGGCGGCGCAGCCCAGTTCGTTGAAGGCGCCTGCGATCCGTTCAAGCGGGAAGTCAGGCCCGCCCGCGTTGTACCAGACCTCGGTCGAGGTCGTGCCGAACACCCAGATCTCACGGTTGCTGACAACAACTGACAGGATGTCGTCAGGCGCGCCCTCGGCGCTTGCAAAGTCCAACGGATCGACCGAGGTGCCGTCCAGCAGTTCAGTCACCCACAACTTTTGGCTGTCTGGCTCGCTGAAGACAAAGTACCCGTCAATGAACCCGACAGAGGAGGCGCCGGGGAAGTCAGGGTCCGTGATCTCTGCGAACGCAGTCGTGCTGTTGTTGTAGATGTAACTGGTGCCGGCCGCATCGCCGCACGCCAAGAACATCTGCGTGCCGTTGTCGGCCATCGTAACCTGGCCCGTGCCGACGTCAGTAGCAACCGTGCCCCGCAGCGTAGCCGCGTAGTTGGCGTCCAACTCCCACAACTTGGTCTCGGGGTAGGGCAGCGTTGCCGGGGCTTCTGCCGTCACGACGTACAGTTTGCCGCCGTAGACGTGCAGCCCGCGCACCGGGCCGTTGTCAAGCGTTGAGACAGGCGAGCCGCTAACCGTCGGCGTAATGAGCTTCAGCCCCGGCGCCCGGCGCAGGAACGCAGGCTCTTTGCCGCCTTGCTGCACGATCTCTGGGTAAAGGTTCACGCAGCGGTCGTTCGCGGCGTTGATGCTGGCCGCGACATAGGAGGCGCCGAGGATGGGCGTCTTCATCAATACCCGCCCGAGAAGATGTTGAATCTTTGCCTACGTCGGTTCACCAGACTGTACGGCATCGCCATCAGGTCTTCCGGATTGTTGATCCGCTTCAGATTGCGCTTAGCCACCATCGCGATCCGCTGCACCTGCATCGACGGCTCGACACCGAACTCAGGCGCCAACTCCATCGCCAAACAGTACCGGAACGCCCGCAGGTAGCCTGGCGGGAACGACAGCACCGTCGCCAAGTTGGCAGGCTGCGACAGCGCCTGCACCGACACCAGATGAAACTCCAAGTCCTTGGTCGGCCTTGGGTACACATACATCTCGACGTCAGGGTAGGTCATGTTGACCCACATCACCTGCGGGAACGTGCTCCCGACCGTCTTCAGCGCGATGCCGTTGTACTGGTCCTGATTGATGAACAGGATGTCATACGACAGACCGCTTGACGTGTCTTTGAAGTAGGTGCTGTCATCCAGCAAGATAGGCCGGGTGCCGACAAAGTCGCCCGACGGGCCGTAAGTACGGCTGATCGTGTTGGCCGGCCAAGTAAAGACGTCATCGCGTGTCGCGAACACCGACAGCCGTTCGGTGCTCCAACTGTCAATCATCTGGTTCATCGCCATCAAGGCGTCCGCAGACGTCTCGGCTGACGGCGTCTCACCCTCTGCAAGTTGGCCTAAGAGGCGCAGCGCACCGTTGATCAGATCACCGGCTGACGTCGACATGGGCTGACTCCCGGCGGCGGCGCGGCCGCAATTCGTTCACCGGCTCCGGTGCCGGCTCTTCGCCCGGAGTATACCGCTCCCAGCCGTGCTTTTCATCATGCTCGGCTTCTAGCTCAAGAGTGGCGATTTTGTCCCCGTGAACCGGGTGCTTCATGTAAATAAGGGGCATGGGTAGAACGGGGGCCGAAGCCCCCGCCCGTTTAGTTGCCAGCCATCACAACCCAGTTCGTGCCGTCTTCGCAAACCAAGATCGCCCAGGCGCCTGCGGACGCCGCCAGAATGGCGGTGCCAGCAGTACCCGAGGTACGAGGCTTGACGTTGGACGACGCCGAGATCAAGGTGTAAGTAGCCGACAGATTTTTGACAAAGACCGTCCGACCGATGTAATCGGCGCCGCTCGGCAACGTCACCGTGACGTTGGCCGAAGCGCCGTTGGCGATGACGAAGTTCTCTTCTTCGCCCAGCGTAAAGCTGGCGGTCTTGGTGACCGGAGCGTTGAGGTAGAACGCCGATAAAGCCGGGTCAGAATAGGCCACGCCAACAGGTTTGTTGTTCGCTGCCATGTGCTTGCTCCTTTACGCGATCTTGTAGACCGTGTACGCACCCTCGGCCGTTTTGCGGAACCGGAACGCGGCGCTGGAGGTGATCGCCACCGCCACAAACGCATTCCCGCCGTCGGTCAGACCCGTTGCCGTTGCAAGCGTGACAGTACCGGACGACGTCCCGGTGTTCACGATGAACAGATCAAACGTGCTGCCAATCGTTGCATTCGGCAGCGCCGCGTCGATCAGCGCAGCGGTCGGCAGCGTGTAGGTCGCAGCCGAGGTCGAGGGGTTTGCTACCAGCATACCGCCCAAGATCTGAGCAGCAGACAGGGTCGCGGTCGAAGTAGCGGTTTGAGGCGCCGCCGCGTAGCCCATCGTGGTTTCGTCACGATTGCCCGCGCCAAGCTGATAGCCACCAGCACCATTAGGAAGAGCCATGATTGTATCCTTTCAAAAATGATTGAAAGGGGCCGAAGCCCCTCCCTTTAGCCCCACATCCGCACAGCCATCTGCGGACGGATCACCGAGTAGCCATACAGCACGTCGACCCGGCAAGGCATACGGTCGTTGTTGATGTCGTACTGACGCACGACACGCAGACTGATGCCGTTGTGGACCTGACGGCTCGCCATATCGACACCCTGCGGCATCACCAGATCGGCCGTCGCGAACGTGATGGCGTCGCGGTGGTAGATCAGGTTCTGCGGGTACTGGGTGCTGGCGCTGCCCAAGAAGGTGACCGCCGCGCCGGACTGCGGGAACGAGTCCACGGTAGCCAGAGCTTGGTTGGCGGTGTAGATCGCCGGGCTGATTGAGACGCTGGCATACGCGCCACCCGAGGCGGTCACGTCGGCCGTCACAACGAACTGCTGGAGCGACCCAGTCGACTCGCGGGTTTGCGGGTTGACCGCATACACGTTAGCGATGGTGAAGACGTCGCCCTTCTTGATCGTCTGCGTGCCCGTGCCGGTGATCGCGATGGTGGTCGCGCCTTGGGTCGACACGGTCGTGGTGACAGTGTGCGATCCTGTGCGGGTGCCGGTCGTGTGCTGCTTGATCGACTGGCTCATGTTCATCTCTTCATACCCGAGGATGCCTTCAGCCATCAGTCCGGTCTTGAACTGCTTGCTGATGGTCGACACCGGGTTGAACAGACCCTTCATGCCCTCGACCAGCGCGGCATTGGCGGCCGGGTTGACGGTGGCATAACGGGGCGACATGACGGCAGCCGCTTCGTTCAGCTTCTGCTGGGCTTGCAGCAGCACCAGACTGGTTCCAGGAGTCGTGCCAGGCGTACCCACCGACTGGAAGATGTTCTGGAACGAGTTGGCGACGTCGGCGTCGATGCTGGACGCAAGCTGGCTGATACGAGGCTTCAGCACCCGCTCGGCGAAGTCGTCGAGCTGCATGGTCAGTTCAGCGGTCGTGAAGTTGACGCCGATGTGCTTCTGGCTGGCAACGGTCAGCGTGGTGAACTGCTCGTTGTCGTCCTGCACTTGCAGCGCAGCACCGTCGGTCACCAGAGCGCGGTCCGGCAGACGGATACGCAGGGTGGAGCCGATCTTCGCGCCTTCTTGCGCGAAGGAAGAGTCGTACTGTCGGTTGACAGTACGGGTGATCACAAGGTTGTTCTCAAGAATTTCGAGAATCTTCCTCGTGATCATGTCAATCGTAAGCAATGAATTAGCCATGATAAATCCTTTGTGAATTAGGCGTTGTGCCTAGCTTTCCACGCTCTGATCTGCCGCTGCCGCTCCGCTTCGATCCAGTCCGAGGTTGACATCGCCCCAACTGAACGCGGGTCGGTGGTGTCAAACTTCGGCGAATTAGACCGAGAGGCTGTCACGGGCGCGATAGGGTCAGGCGCCTTGGTTGGTTTGCGAACGACGGGAGGGTTGTCGACCAACTTGGCTTCCAACTTCCCGATCTCTTTGGCTTGCAAGATCGGCGAGAGCCGGGCGATTCGGTCAGCCTCTTTCGGATTGGACCCGAGGTAGTACGCAATGTCGGGACCAAGATCAGAAGCCTGAATCGTCTGCGCCATGACTGTCGTGACGCGAAGGCTTGGGTTGTAGACGACTTGCTCGAAGTCTTCGTACTTGTCCCTTGCCGACTCTTCACGTTCAGCGTAGCTTTCCAGCAGTTCCGACTGTTGCCGCTCGATTTCTCGCTGTTGCATCAGCTCTTGAGCCTTCTTCTCGGCCAACGCTTGCGCGTAGGCATCGACTGACTCGAACTGATCCGCAGGCGGGATCTCTTGTGGCTGGGGCGGCGCTGCGGGTTGGCGTTGCTGGCGCTCCCACTTTCGCTGCTCTTTCGCAAGCCTCTTGCGAATGATGTCGTCCAACTCTTCTTGAGTGAACGTCTTGGCCGGCGTATCAGGTGCAACAACCTGGTCAGGTTGCTGCGGCGGCTGTTCCGAGGCCGTCTCGGGGGCCGCTGACGCGGAGTCAAGTTCCGCTAACTGGTTTTCTTGCATGGTCTACTCTAACGAGTACCCTGTGGGCCGCACAGGTACGGTCATACTACATCAAATCGACAAAGATGCAACCTTTTCTTGAAATGCCTTGATGCGGGCGTCCAAAGTAGCGCGATCGTTTGCAACTTTGATCTCTCGCTGGTCAAGGTTTGCTTCTTGAGCGTTCAGTTCGCTTTGCAGCGCCGCAAGCTGGCTCTCGCGCTTGGCAAGGTCAGCCGACTTGGTGTTGTAGCTGGCGTCGAACTCTTTCTCGCGTTTGGTCAGCGTCTTCAGCGTGTCGTCCAGCTTTTTCTGCGCGGCGCTGATCTCGGCCATCTTGGTGTCGTGCTGAGCCTTGGCGCTGCCGATCAAGTCAGCCGCTTGCGTCTTTGCATCGGCCAGCACGGCCTGCGCGTCAGTGCGCAACTTGTTGGCGTCGTCGACCGCCGTCAGAGCGCCTTGGCGCTTGACCAACTCATCTCGCAGTTGCGCCATTGCCGCCAAATCTTTTGGCAACTGGTTGGCAAAATAATCAAAATAATCGATTTGGCCGGTTGTGTTGAAGACGTTCATGTCGACCTCAAGCGTAGTAAGTGATGTTGAGCTTGGCCGTGCCGGTCTGCTCAATGAACTGGATCTTGGTCAGGTCGCCGTCGTACTGCAAGGTGACACCGTTTGCCAAGGGCATTCCGACGCTTGCGGTCGGAGCAGTGTCGTCGTCTCGCCAACGCACCGCCGCACCTTCCGGCACGATGATAGCGATAGACGGTTTGCAGGACAGGCCGTTGACGTCCACAGACGGCACGGTCAAAGACGCGGC